ATTACTGACGTTGACCACTCCCGTGCCACCTGGCGTAAGATTCAGATCCGCGTTTGAACTGGTTCCTATTATGTTGTCATTGAACGTGAGGTTGTCCACCGTGGTTGTTCCGGCAAATGAAGATGCACCGGACACTGTGGCATTACCTAATGTTGTTGCTCCTGCATTGAAATTCCCCGTGGTGGTTATGTTCTCGTTGCCGAAATTGATGTCTCCAGATGAGTCTGTTATGGATCCATCGGCCAGTGTTAGGTTCCCGAATGATGATCCTGTGGCCACTGCCAGTGTTCCTGTTGTGGTGATGTTCTCATCACCGAAACTGATGTCACCAGATGAGTCCGTTATGGATCCATTGGCCAGTGTTAGATTCCCGATTGTGGATCCTGACTGAGCACCCATAGTGCTGGACACCACTACGTTTCCGGTGGTTGTGAGATCACCGTCCACTATTAAATTTTCATTGATGTTTATCGCCGTGGAGTCACTGGCCGTGATCGATGTGCCTGAAAATCCAATGCCGTCTATGACCAACTGTCCCGACCCGTTTGGTATGAATTTCAAATCATCATTGGATCTTGTGCCCTCGATGTTGTTGTCGTTGATACGTATCGCTGGAAACAGTACGCTACCTGTCCCTGAGGGTTTTAAAACTATGTCCGCGTTGGACTCGGTTGAGCTAATCTCGTTCTGATTGAAGCCCAGCGTGGTTGCGACCAACGGATCTGCGTACAACTCCGTGAAGTTGTTGTTGATCTTTATGCCCGCACCCCTGATGGTATCACCCGTGCCATCATCTGCTATTGCACCGATGTTGATTACTTCCTGGGCCATGTTAGATACTCGCTAGTGTGATCTTTTTCCATATCACTGTTGAACCATCATAGTTCGCAGTGCATACATATAAATTTGTTGCGTCCCAACTGATTGAACCTGCCACGTCACCCGTGTTTCCCACCGCGGTGGCAGTTTTCGTGGTCTTGATCACAAGCCTGTCTGCTTCTATCTGTACCTGTCCTGTGCCATTTGGATCCAATATTATGTTTCCGTTTGTGTCAGCACTCAATAGGGTGTTGCCCGACATCTGTAAGTCACCCGCCAACTCAGCGAAATTGCTGTTGACCTTGGTCATGGCGGTACGTAGGGTATCGCCCGTCGCTGGATTTCCTGCTGTTCCTGTGTCTATCGTTAGTCTAGCCATAATGTGTTATTCGTATTTATTAAATAGTAATATGTTCATAGAAACCCTAAAGACAATGAAGTTGTACAAGAGGGAGAGCAAACTGGGTACCATGCACAACTACCACAGGAAGAACCTGGTCTACGTGTTCAAGTGCGATGCCTGTTCAGAGACATTCATGAGGCCCAAGAGCAAGGTTGATCCAGATCGTGCGTCAAACGACTACAAGCACGTGTGTAGTAAATGTGATTCCAAGAAGTTCGCACAGAGTGTGGGTGTCAAGATGCGTCGGGTGTATCAGTTGGACGCCAGCAGTACCAAGACCCTATAACTTTTTCCACCGGATGTCATCACGAGAACCCGTGATCCATCTCTGTAGGTCAGCGTATATGCCACACTTTATATTTGGTTGATCGAAGTACCAACGCAGGAACGGATTACCATCAAGGTATTCTTTACGGTTGATGAAGTGGAAGTTTGTTTGAGGGAACTTACGGAAAGTCTGCCTCAGTTGGTACATCCATTCGTACTTGAGGTAGGCCTTCATGCTTTCGCGTCCTGGATAGTTTTTGGAGTCCTTGTATATGTTGTTCTGTATCCTGCTGGGCGTGTCCATCTCCCACTGCTGGGCACCCATTATGTCGAATGCCAGTATCACGATGTTCTTGATGCCCGACTCCGCGGCCAACAAGACTGCACTGCACCCGGAACCCCTCGCCCGGGAGAAGTCGTTGGTCTTGATCCGGCCACCCTTCTTGACGTCACCACCACGCCACATCCTATAGATCTTGAGTCCCTCGGGTATGTCGTATTCGTGATCGCCCTCGCAGATGTAGTTCCACGTGCTGATGTCATCTGGACCGTGTATGTGCGGTGACTCCTTGCCCTCATTGTGCCACTGGGCCAGTTCCTCGTACATGGGAGGGTTCACTGCCACTATGTGATCACACAGCATGGGATGGTCTCGGTATATGGCGTTACAACCATATATCACGCCGTGTCCTTTTAGGTTATCTATTGGGAAGATGTTTCTTGATTCACCGTTGCCTATTATGAAAGCGGTATCCATTATATGCCAAATGATTCTCCACAACCACACGAGCTTGAGCTGTTGGGATTGCTTATCTCGAACTGAGATCCAAAGGTCTCCTCCACCCAGTCAATCTTGGTGCCCATGACATACAACAATGAAGTCTCGTCCACCACGAACCTGCCCGTGCCCCAATCTTCCATGTGATCGCCTTTCGCCACATTCTCCTTGGTGTCAGCGAATCCCCAGTCGTACTTGAATCCTGCACATCCTCCACCCAGCACCGCCAGGCTCACGGCGTACTTGCCTGTGTTCTTTTCGAGTAATCTCTCTATCTGTGCCTTTGCACTGTCTGTAATTTCAAATGGTTTCATACTAGTAATTATACCTCTCGTCGGTCGCTGTTCTGTATTCCCACACTCATCCAGAATCGAGTGGCGTCCAGTTTCTTCTCGAAACTCATGTATGCGTTCTGATGCTCCCAGTGGTTCTTGGGGTTCTCTATCTCGCCCACGGGTTCGAACCACCAACCCCACTTGCCTTCACAGTTTTCCTGGCACCAGTCTATGCACTCACCCATGATGCCGTTGCTGTTCATGTCTACGTTGTACTCAAACTGTTGCATGTATCCGCAATCTTCTGGTACTTCGTCCAACCTGGGATTGTTTCTTTTGACTTTTACTTTGCCGTAACTGGTCATTACTTCCAATGGTCTATGACCCATTGATCCGCACATTCCATGGGATTTGGTGATCCATGGAAAACCGCCACTTTGTTGTTGGGTCTGATTTTTACTGGCTCTCTGAACCATTTTTTTCCATCTTTGGTCAGTAACTTCGTGTCCTTGAGTCCTATCATCTCCCACTTGTATGACCTTATCCACTCATCTGGGAACCACGTGATATCATCCTTTGCCCTCTTGGTTATCCAATCTTGGTCTCCATGATTCTGTTGCATGATCTGTGCTGACCTGTCCTTGAACTCGTTCCAAAGATAATTCATTGAGCTCGCTTGCCAACGCATACAACTGCTGTTAGATAACTTCCAGTCCTTGACCCTGCACCTGTTGAAGTCTCTGATTATGTTGAACTTGCCTGGGTTAGTAAACAAAGGATCTATGTTGTCGAATATCACAACATCAAGATCAAAGAACAGAATGTTCCCCTGCAAAGGCATCTCGGGTGCGAACATCCATAACTTGCTCCACCATGATTTGATCCATGGATCGTTGGGCAACTTGATCACGTTGATGTCTGGGTCTAATCCGTTTGGGTCATCTGTGAGGCAGTGAAACTGGTATGGCAACGTTGTGTGCCTCTTCACCATGTTGTTTAAGACATTGGCATATTTAGAAATATACTTGTTCCCCCACTTAACGCATACTACGTGATTCATAACCTTGTTTCAATCCTTCTATTTGTATTTGTTTCCAATCATCACTTTCTAGAGTATAAGGGTAGTCACATTCTATAGATGGACCGGTGATGGTTCTTATGCTTGTGATGTTTAAATTATTATTCATTACTTTGTGTATGTCTTGGACATTGGCATCTGTGCCGAATGTTCTTTGTAGGTCTACCTGTCCTATCTTTATATAACCTAATGACAACTTAGGATCATTCCAATCATATTCGTTTTCTTCTAGCCATGCTCTGTATGAGTCCATCTCCTCTTTTTTAAATCTGTGATCTGCTTCTGTAATCGTCTGTCCCCACTCAACATCAAATTCACCAGAGTAGTACTTTTGATGATTGATCTCTGAACAAAGTGCGTCAGTCATTTTTGGTGCGTGTTCATCCCGGAACACATCGTAAAGTGTTTTGCTTACTTGTGACCAATGCAGGTACACACCGCCTAGTTCTCTGTCATACCTGTTCTGTTTGAATAGTTCAAAGTCCTCTCGGTGCAAATCATATCTTGGTGCATTCAAAAATGTTGTGATCTGTGAGGGTCTCATCCATTCTGGCTCTATTGCCTTTTTCCTGTCAGCATTCACCCAACTTTCTATCTCATGACAGATGTTGTTGAGTTGCCTTATCGCATACTTTGTCTCTGCGTCCGCTTGTTTGTAGTAATCAGAGCTCTGCCATGCTGTACCTTGTAGTTCTTCGAAATATCTGTGTAATAGGTTGCAGGCCTCGTGCTTCAATCTTTTTCCTGGCGTTACAGATTCGTCACCGTCTACCGCTTTGCCTATAGGCAGATTACTGCTGTACTGGAAATCATCTACTGTGAATGGGTGTATCTTTTCGTAAGCAGGTTCAAATCTGAAAGAGTTAATCCGTGCAACACTGTTGTTCAACTCACCTACAAGATGGTTAAGGTCTCTTTTTGAATCTGCGAATCCCAGGAAACAGAAGTTCTTCTCCAGTATCCTCTTTTGTTTGAGGTTGTCCTTGAGTGCCTCTAACCACCTGTGTCCCAATGGTGTGTCGTGTACCTGGAAGTAGTAGGCCTTTTCTGTCAGGCCCACTCTCACCATATCATATATGAAATTAGTCTTTTCTGTAGATGGCACTGTTGGCTCCGTGTTCCATGCATTCGCATTCGACAACATAGCACCTGTTATTCGTGGCCGCTCTGATTATGTCATCAGCGGCATCAAAGGCATGTTTCGCGAACTTTTCAGCACCCACGCCATCGAATATTCTTATGTCGGCGAGATCCAACTCTTCAAGTTCCTTGAACTTGTCTAGATGTGGATCGTTCTCATCCAATACCAGTTTGTGATCGAAGTGATTCTCCAACCATTTCTTCAATGGCTTGAGTCCTCCAAAGTCCACAGCCCAGTTCTTGTTGTCCAGGTCTTTGCAACCAAATGTGAATTTGAATGCCAGGCTGTATCCGTGCAGTAGGTGGCAGTGTGAATGATCTGCGTTGGGTTGTCTGAACACCGCAGATAGTCCTATGTTGTGTCCGTATGTTTTAGTTGAGTAGTAAGTCATCGTTTCTCCTGTTTTTGATGACTTGCAGAGTGTTTATAGAGGGGTGAAAGTCTTGAGTCCTCTCGATCATCAGTTCAACTTCTTGTCTAACTTCTGATCCATGTCTATCTGGAACGCTGTGTCTCTGATGCGATCCGTCAGTTCGTTTGGTATATTTAATTCTCCATCGATGATGCTCTTGAGAAAGTGTATCATAACTGTGAACTCGTTCCTGTTGGCCACTGTCTCAGGATCTATGCCGTGCTTCTCCATTGCGTTCAGCATGGCCTCTGACACGTCTACCAGTGCCTTGATGCTAGTGGAGTGTTTGTCGAAGTGTGCCATTACGTGATTATGCTGGGTTTCTTGGGAACCTCGATCTTGCTGAATACTCTGTTGTACTCATCAGCGATCTTGTCATTGATGTGTGCTATCGAAATTAGTTTGTCGATTGCTATGTTGAATGGTTCGTCCTGTTTAGCAGTGGAGAAAAATGTACCAAATGCCAATCCCTGTGGACCATTCATCAGCACAAGTGCCTTCTCGATACTGACGTATCGTGTGTCGGTCCTG